GGCTTGACGGTAGATGCCGCATAGCCTATGAATATTTTTTAACGAACTATTGTTGATTTATGAGCCTAATTAAAAAATCCAACGAGCTGACCATTTCCCCCACATTAAAGATGATGGTTTACGGTCAAGCCGGCATGGGCAAGACGACTTTTGCTCTCTCTGCCCCCAAACCTCTGCTTCTTGATTTCGACAACGGCGTGAAGCGCGTCAACCTCCAGCATCTCGACGGTGTCGACATCGTGCAGATTTCATCTTGGAATGACATCAAGATGCTAATCGGCGAAGATCTCTCGGCCTATCAGACCATAATCCCGGACACCGTAGGCAAGATGATGGACTTTATCATAAGCTACAAATGCGGTTCACGTCAGCCGCAGGTGCAGGACTGGAACGGTATCAATGCCGAATTTCAGTGGTTTGTGCGTGAGTTCAGCAATATGGGTAAAAACCTTATCTTCATCGCTCACCGTGATTCTCGCAAAGAGGGCGACAAAAACGTGTTTATCCCATTCCTCCGAGAGAAGAACTACAACGCCATCGTCACCGAGCTTGACCTGCTGGGCTATCTCGAAATGAAATCCGAACAGGGTGTTCAGCGCAGGACCATCACGTTTGACCCAACAGACCGAAACGACGGTAAGAACACGTGTAACCTCCCCTCGGTTATGAACATTCCCACTGTAGTTGACGCGGCCGGCAATGCCTACGGTCAGAACAACTTCATTGCCGAACGAATCATCAAGCCTTATCTGGGTATGCTCAACCACAAGATTGAGGAGATCAAGAAATACACCAATCTCATTGACGAAATTTCTGAACAGGTCGAGCTTATAACCGATGCTCAGTCGGCTAACGACTTCGCGGCGCGCATCAACAACTTCGAGCACGTCGGCAGCTCTCTTATGAAAGCCCGCTCGCTCTTCGCGGCAAAAGTCGCAGCCTTGAACCTCGTCTACGATAAAGAGACAAAAACTTATTCAGATGCCACAGCCGCCTAAGTATCGCTTTTATGCGACATTGCTTGACTGCTTTAGTGACTATATAAACTCCGACGCGATATGGGGCAAGTACTGGGGATTCTCCAAGAATCCGCCCCATACGCCGGAGGAGTTCCATCAAAAGCAGTTTCAGCAGGTAATTGACCGGATTAACCGTGTGCCGTTCGACAGCGAGGCCGCAGACAAGGGCACCGCGTTCAACGAAATTATCGACTGTATGGTTGAGCATCGGAAGAGCGACAAAGTGCAAATGGAGTGTATTGTGGAGCCTGATGTGACAGTCCGTGTTATGGGCCAGGTTGACAATTGCGATCCTGACGAGCGATGGGCTGATGTGGAACACATAGCCAATCCAAAGGCCGGAAAGGTTACTGGCGTCAGAGCCCGCTACAATAACCGGGAATTTGTTTTTGACATCGCTCTATGCCGCAAGTTTGCCGACTATTTCAATGACGCACTCACACAGCAATTTGTCAGCGCGATAATCCCGACAGCCTATGGCGACGTAGAAGTTTACGGATATATCGACGACTTGAAGCCACTGTCAGCGCATGATATAAAAACCACCGGCAGCTATTCTATGGCGAAATTCAAAAGCCATTGGCAACATATCGTATATCCGTATTGCTTGCTCCAGAATGGTTCGCGAATCCTGCTGTTTGAATACAACGTTGCCGAGATTGACAAGTATAACCGATGGAAGTATTTCACCGAGACATACATGTTTAATCCCGAACGCGACATCCCACGCCTCAAGGCCCACTGTGAGGACTTAATTCAGTTTATAGAGGACAATCGACATCTGATTACCGACAAGAAAATTTTCAATCTACAATAAACAACCGTTATGGCAAAAATCACAGGAAAGATAGTCTATATCTATCCCACCCAACAGCTACAATCCAAGAGTGGCAGTGCCTTTCAGAAACGCGATTTCGTCGTTGCGATGCAGTCGTTTGACCGTGATACCGGTGAGCCGACAATAGACGAGGGAAACACTCCGGTGCTCACCATCACAGGAGAACGCTGCTCACAGCTCGATAACATCAGCAAAGGCGATATTGTCACTGTGGATTTCTATCTGCGAGGCCGCAGATACCGCGACGAGAATAATAAAGAGAAGATAATCACGGACATCAACGTCACGTCCGTAAGAGTTAATACGCCACGCCTTATCCCGGTAGCCACCCCTCCGCAGGCTGCTCCCGTAGAGAGTGCCGCCACAACTCCGGCCACTGAGTCCCAACCGAAAGACCCCAACGACGATTTACCATTCTAACCGATGGCTCTGTACGACCTCTCCAATCCACTGCAAGCCCAGAACTTCCGTCTCCGCTCAGACGCATTGCTGAAAAAGCAGTGCGTCGTGGAGCTGACGGAAAAGAAACCCCAGCGCACCACGCAGCAGAACCGTTATCTACATGCCGCCCTCGGTTATTTCGGGGCGCTCACAGGCAACACTCTCGACTACGTCAAGCGCTACTATTTCAAGGCGCACTGCAATCCGGAACTGTTCATTATCGAAAAGGAAGATGCCCTCTTAGGCAAGGTCAGGACGCTACGTTCATCCGCAGACCTCACCACCGACGAGATGACACTTGCCATTGACCGGTTCCGTAACTGGGCCGCTCAGGAGGCTGAGATTTACATTCCTTCACCCGAGGAGCACCGGCTTGTGCAGATGATGGAAATTGAGGCCGACAGAGCCAGACAGTATCTTTAATGATATATGCTGATAGATTACGTAAGAAACAGTGTTGAGCGCATCATAGCGACTCAGGAACAAAACGGCGATATGCCGGCTGCCTGCACTCTCAATGACCTCATAACAGAGGCCAAAGAGGATATTCTTGAATGTATGCGTCAGCTTCACCGTGACGGCGATTTCCGCGCAACGGTCAATATTAACAAAATCCCAATGCTTATAAGACGAGAGAATGAAACCAATTGAAACAAGACTAAATGAGGTCAGATACACTACTTCTGACCCGCACCGCATGATAAACCGCTTTATTACCAAACGTGTCCTCAGGACATGGATGGAGGATTACATAGATAAGGATACCTGTGAAACGGCGAGTATAGAACGCAGTGAAATACTTTTCGAGAAAGGAACCTATATAACCCCTGATATACTCACACAGATTAATTTCTGGATGGAGGCCGGCGCCATCAAGGAGATTGAGGTTTCCAATCAAAGGCGTATGTCGTTCGAGTTTCCGAACTCATCTCTTTTCCCCTACAAAGGCTCCATAAAGATAGGTGACCGCAAGCGTACCTATTTGCTGTATGCCACATCTGTTCAGAATGCCTTGTTGATTCTTGCCGATTATGTAGAGCTTAACGATAACGGCGGCTTTACAGTCGTGGAGGTCAAAGAGCTGGACAATTTCGTGGTGATAATCGACCGTTTCATGAAACAGGCCGGTGCAAAAGCCATAGAAAATGCCGAGATAACCGATGAAGATTCAGTAGACGATTATCTCGATTCGGTGATGCTTGAAATGGAGGGTACGGAAGAGGATTCCGACAAGACCAAGCTGAAGTTCTATCAGATATCATCCCGCGTAGTGCTTACCGATGAGAATGGCAACGATTCCGAAAGCACACATACGTTCGTGGTGAATACTTACAATTGCACCCGTGCGAATCTGCTCATAGAAAAATGGCTGCGCGACAAACAGGATGAAAAATACCAGAAATCTCTTGAGAATCCCGATGTGCAATTCATCAAACATGAGATTCATTCATTTGTCGAAGAGTCGAAGATTGTGCCTTTCGGCTGTTTTATACCCACTGAATTTTCCCTCGCTTATCAGGAGGCCGCAAAATGAAATATCCACGTATCACCATCCCGGGACAGACACCCGCCAAATCGAACTGTTACCGCATAGTCACCCGCAACGGTCACGGGTCTCTTGCTAAGCAGCAGAAACTCAAAGATTATGAAGAGCAGTTTCTTTGGCGGTGTTCTCTCCGCGGGACGAAAGAACGCCCTCTGATATCGGTGCCATTCAAAATCGACATAGATGTGTATTTCCGATCCAAGGCAAACGACATAGACAATTCCCTGAAGATTGTGCTCGACACACTCCAGCATCAGTGCCACGCCATCAAAAACGACAACCTTTGTGCAGGGATACATATCCGCAAATTCGTAGACAAGGATAATCCACGCATAGAATTTCAGATAGAAGAGATAGAATTATAATCATGTACGAACTACGAGACTACCAGCAGGCATCCGTAGATGCGGCTGTAAAATTCTTCAGCACACCCGGCAAAACCAACGGCATGATAGTGCTCCCCACCGGAGCGGGTAAGAGCCTCGTGATTGCGAATATCGCTTACCGTCTCGATGCTCCGGTGGTAATCTTCCAGCCTAACAAAGAAATCCTTGAGCAGAACTACGAAAAGCTGTGCAGTTATGATGTATGGGACACCGGAATTTTCTCCGCATCGTTCGGCCGCAAGGAAATCAGGAAAATCACCTTTGCCACTATCGGAAGCGCCATCAATAATATGACAGCGTTCCGACAGTTCAAGTATGTGATTGTCGACGAGTGTCACTACGTCAACGCCGAGCGCGGCATGTATAAGGAGTTTTTCGATAGTCTGAAATGCCGCGTGCTGGGCCTTACGGCAACCCCGTATCGCCTCCACTCTTCATCATTGGGCGCTATGCTCAAATTTCTCACCCGCACACGTAAGCGGGTATTCCACGAACTGCTGTACCACGTTCAGGTCAGCACCCTGCAACAGCGCGGCTATCTGGCCGTGATGAATTATTATCAGCTCAATATCGTGGACCCCGCACGCCTCAGGCTCAACAGCACCGGTGCCGACTTCACCGACGAGAGTCTCAGAGAGTATTACAAGGAAATCAAGTACAACGATACTCTCGAAAACATCATCAGGCGTTTAATCGTGGCCGGCCGCAAGTCGATACTCGTTTTCACACGTTTTGTCGACGAGGCGGAGCATCTGGTCCGCACCCTTAATGTGCCGGCAGCCGTCGTTAGCGGCGACACACCTAAAGCAGAGCGTGAGAGAATATTATCCGGATTCAAAAAGAAACGTATCACCGTGGTCGCTAACGTCGGTATTCTGACCACCGGCTTTGACTATCCGGAACTCGCAACCGTTGTGCTGGCACGGCCCACAATGTCCCTGTCACTGTACTATCAGATGTGCGGCCGTGCCATTCGTCCGTACAAAGATAAGGTCAGTTGGATAGTGGACCTGTGCGACAACTACAAACGGTTCGGAAGAGTGGACCATCTCGAACTTAGGCCCGAGCGTCCGGGCTCTACCCTCTGGGCCGTCTACAGCGGACAGAGACAATTGACCAACGTATTATTCAGTAATTGATATGCAAAACGATTTCGGGTTTATAAAACTGAGCCGAAAAGCATTCTCCGGTGAACTATGGGCCCTGAAGCGCACTTTCAGCGATTGGGAAGCGTGGATAGACTTGATACAATATGCACGATTTGAGCCAAACGTCGGCAGTCACAATGTCGGTGTCGCGTCTATAGAACTCCGAAGAGGACAACTTGTCGGGTCAATCAGATTTCTGGCCCAGCGTTGGTCGTGGGGAGAAAAGAAAGTAAGGGTGTTTCTCTCGTACCTGCGGAAAAATAACATGGTGACCACGGAAACCGTCAACGGCCATACGGTCATCACGCTGCTGAACTACAGTAAATATAACGACAGTTGCGAGGACACACCGAATGACACACAAAAGGACACAGACAACGCGCTATTGCTTAAAGAATTATCCGAAAGTATGACACAACTTAGGGCACAACTACGGACACAGCAGGAATTTATTGAAAATTTAGGGCACAGCAAGGGCACAAATAAAAAGAAAGATAAGAATAATAAAATATCCCCTAACGGGGATACAAAAGACGGCGACCCTGACGGTTCGCCCATGTTCCCGCATGACGGGTCAAATCAAGCTTTTCAGACACTGGTTAAGTGGATGGCAACTCACACTCCCTATTGCTCAGACCCCTCCCACTGGAGCCACGGCATGAGTCAGCAAGAATTTGAAAGTCTGACGGGGCGGTATGGTTTCGAGCCTAATCAGGTAGCAAAAACGATAGCAGAAATCGAAAACCGCAAAGACCTCCGCAAGAAGTACACAAACCTGTATCTGACAACCCTTAACTGGCTTAAACGTTCACAACATGATTGATTTGCAGACAACCACGCTGATACATGACATTGATGCCGAGCGCATGGTGCTGGGGTCGTTGCTGTCCAACACTGGCGCTATAAACGAAGTCAGAGAGCATCTTACTCCGGAATGTTTCTACGATCAGAAGCATCAGGAAGTCTATCGGGCCATTGCCGATGTGGATTCGCGTGGTGAAAACGTCAACTGCATTACTGTCGCGGCCTCTCTGGCCAAGACAGCCCCGATAGTGACGATAACAGACCTTGCGGCACTTATGCAGATGTTCACTACCGGCGAGCTGACATTTTACGCACTGAGGCTTAAAGAGCTGCTGATACGCCGGAAGATGTGGGAGCTCGGTCAATACCTCATACAGAGCGGGGCGACGGAATCCGAGGATGTTGCTGACGTTCAGGAAGAGGCCCGCGGAAGACTCACAAGCATGTTCGCTTCGGCGAGTGTTGATGTCCACACTCTGACGGAGGCTTTCTCCCAACTCAGGACACAGATAGATCGAAACCGCACAAATGTCGCACCGGTATTCGGTACGCCGACTGGGTTCAGTGAAATCGACCGACGTGGCGGACTTGTCCCGACAGACCTGATAATCGTCGCCGGTGAGACTTCTAACGGCAAGACGGCATTTGCCACGTCGCTTGCGGTAAGCGCAATCAAGGCCGGCCACCCTGTGGCGGTCTACTCAATGGAGATGAGCAATATCCAGCTTGCGGCACGAATCGCGGCAATGCAGAGCGGTATCGGTTCGTTAAGCCTCCTACAGGATTCGCTTCCCGGAGACAAAGTGGCGGCGGTAGATCGCGCCATGGACGCTCTGCCTACCGATTTGTGCTACTTTGACGATGATGCCACTTCGTCATTCGACAAAATCGCCGCTTCCATCCGGTCGATGGTGCTTCGGCATGGTATCAAGGGAGCAATCGTCGATTATTTGCAGATACTCAACGTGAATATGAAATCCGCCAATAAAGAACAGGCCATGGGCGATGTGGCGCGACGGTTGAAGAATCTCGCGAAAGAACTCGGCATTTGGATAATCGCTCTATCGCAGCTCAATCGTGACAAGGACAATCCCCGACCGTCACTGAATCGCCTTCGTGATTCCGGACAGATTGGAGAGGCTGCTGATTCAATAATTCTGATATGGCGACCATCGACGAGCCAGCGTCCTAACCTCCGTTACCCCGAACCCTATTCCTTGGTATCGACCCAAGGCACTGCACTGATAGACGTCGCCAAGGGCCGAAACACCGGAATCTACTCTTTCATCTGCGGGTTTACCGCTGAGACAACGACATTCTACGACATGGAAGCTCGCAGTCTTCCTAAAATCGGGAATGAAAATACTCAACCTTATATCGCCCCCTGTGAAAAAGAGGGCTACATGCCATTCTGACATTATGCACAACAGACACAGTAAACCTCGGCCAACTTTGGGCTGGCACTTCGATTATGACGAGGAATATTCGATGGCAAGGGCCATACGTCAGGCCATAAAGTTTATGAGCCGGTATGGAAAGCCACGAAACATCTCTCCTTCAGATTCTACAACAGAAACCAACAGTGAAAATCAAAACAGATAACCGATGAGAATAAAAATCAAGAAACTTAACGAGCGGGCCATAATGCCCGAGAAAAAGACACAGTATGCAGCCGCTTATGATTTGGCGGTGCCACGTGACTTCATAATCCGTCCCGGACGCCAAGTAGTACCGCTGGGCCTCGCCATAGAATTACCGTATGGCTATGAGGCCAAGATAGAACCACGCAGCGGATATTCCTCCAAAGGATTTGCCGGATATCGGGCAGACACACAGCAGTGTTTCGACGCGGATGTGATAATCGGCAAGATTGACGCTGATTATCGCGGAGGAATCGGAGTCATAGTGATAAGCCGAGAACCGCTCATGTTTACCATCCGCTCCGGTCAGAGAATCGCGCAGCTTACAATCTATCGCTGTGAGGATGCCGAGTTTGAAGAAGTCGATGATTTGGAGATGACGAATCGCGGCGAGGGTGGTTTCGGACATACTGGAGCATGAGTTATGACACCAATTCAGAGAATAGACCAGCGAATCACAGAGCTGACCGCCGAGTATCGCAGAGCGATTGCAGGCAAGTCCGTGTTGCCGCCAAAGGCCAAGACGCTTGTAGCCAAAATTGCCGGACTGAAAGCCGAACGTGACCGTATCGCAGCCGAAGAACGCCACTCTTTAGGCTCGCTGCTCCCAACAGATCCCAAACAGCGCAACGAGATATTCCGACTGCTGATAAAACTGCCGATAATCTCAGACTTCCTTTATGGCGCCTGCGTGGAGCTCCAGAACACCCTCAGACGCCATGGACTGAATGAGCTTACAATGACGCACAGAGTCGCACAGATTTCGGCCATGTCGAAGGAGTTTGCATTCCTGCTGACCAATTTTCCCGAACTGGAAAAAATTCTGTCTGATGATGATTTGCTTATATCGGCTCTTGACAAGAAAGTGGACAGCTTCCTTTCCCAACGAATGAAAATCAAAAAGTGATGGCGACGAAGCATTGGACAAGAGCTGACGAAGAGCTTCTGCGCAAATGTTCCCGACAACGCATGAAGATCGAGGAAGTGACACCGCTCTTCCCCGACAGAACAATTTCGGCTATCCGTGCCCGATGTTCTATTCTTGGTGTTCCTCAGCCTATAGGCTCATGGAAAGCCCAAGCCGTCAGAGAGCAGGAGCGAGAGAAAGAAAGACAGAAAGCACGGAAATACCTCACTTGCCACTGCCGCCCGCTGGAGGGCTTCTTAAAGCAGTGCGAAGCCGACGAGAGAAGCATCGCCGAAGCCCAGACAGCCGCCGCCGAAGGTGATTGCTTTTTCGGTCGCCGCTGTAAGCAAGCGTGCGGAAAGGTGTGCGTGGCGAATATGCCGCAGCCAATACTTCCGGGAAAAGAACCCCGAAAAAGAAGAAGGATGAATACCGACTTTGAATACTGCACCGTAAGGAGCAAAAAGAAATGCCCTCTCCGAGAGAAGTGCCTTAGAGCTGTAACCCCACCATTCAGTACTCCTTATTGGGCTACTGGAGGTAGATACAACAAGGAAACTAAACAATGTAGTATGTTCATCCCAAAAGAAGACAATCATTAAAAGATTAAATTATGACACCACAAGAATACGAAGCCAAGAAGCGCGAGTGCTGGGAGAAGTTTAGGCGAGAGAACCTCGATGGCGAAGTTCAATGGCAACCTGTAAGCCGATATGATGTCTTCTGCGCCGCTTTCGACCGTGCCTACGCCCTCGGCAAACAGGACAAGGACGCGGAGGGAGAGGAGATGCTGACGGTGCCGAGAAGTCAGATGCAAAAGTTGTATGCAAGCACCAAGAAAGTAAATGACCCATCATCGAAGGACTATATCAATGGAATATTAAACACTCTTGACACTCTTTTCGGCTCGAAGTGTCTGCCGGATTTAAGCGAAAATTTAAGCGAACAGAAGCCAGCAGAGTCGAAGTTCAAGATTGGCGACCATGTGCGTGTAATTTCAGCGGATAAATATGGCGAAAGTGGATATATCGTCAAAGTGGAAGAAGATGACGGATTCTTTTACACTATCGAAGGGATGGAGGATTGGAGATTCTTTGAGCCGAATCTCGAACCCTATGCCGAACCGGAAGAGGAATCTCGCAATTTATCGCAAGAAACCGCAAATTGCGATAAACACTTCGACAACATCCTCAAAGACGGCTTCTCAAAGGAACGCAGACTGAATGTCGCGGCGATGGCTATGCAGGGCATCCTGAGCAATCCCCAACTCTTAAAAATCGCAATAGAAACATATCAAGAAGAAATCGGTAGCCCCGACATATATGTGGCGGTCGCAAAAACAGCTAAAGAACAAGCCGATGCACTTATAGCCGAGTGCGAACAGACCGAAAAACTGAAAGGAGAATGAAAATTAACGGCAAAGTCCATTGCTTTTTCGAGCAATCCGGTACATTCAAGAATGAATTTCGCAAACTTGGCTATGAGGCTTTCGACTATGACATTCAGAACAATTTTGGAGAGACAGACTATGTCATTGACTTGTTTGCCGAGATTGAAAAGGCTTATTCAAGGAATGTAAGCTGCTTTGATTCAATTACTCCAGACGACTTGATAATCGCGTTCTTTCCGTGCATTTACTTTAGTGCTTTAAGTCAAATGGCTTTTAGTTTTGGTTGCGTCAACTATCGCAAGTTAAGCATCAAAGAAAAGACAGATAAAATATTGGAGCGGTCTTCAAATCGAGAAAATTTCTTCAGGGTCTGTGTAAAACTGATTTCAGTGTGTTTACAGAAAGGATTACGATTAATCGTAGAAAATCCTTGGGCAGAGCAAACTTTTCTTAAAGCTAATTTTGTTATGCCGCCTACATTCGTTGACAACAACAGAATGTTGCGAGGCGACTACTTCGTAAAACCGACTGCATATTGGTTTGTCAACTGTGAAAGGACATACGGATTTACCGAACAGAAAGACAAAAGACAAAAAACAGTTAACAAGTGCAAAGGTGGAGCTAAAGCAGGTGTATGTTCCGAGGAACGCTCGATGATTTCCCCTGACTATGCACGAAACTTCATCTGCGACTTCATTCTTGGGAAAGAACAACGACATTCTCAGAAATCATTGTTTGACTTATGACAAAAGACGCCAAAATCCTATTCTTCTCCGCAGTGGCAGGTATAACCTTTATGCTTGGTGTACTCACGGGCGACCATTTCGGACAGCGGAAAGGTTACTCAAAAGGAGCCTCTGACGCTTACTGCGAGTTTCGAGCCGAGATTGACAGTCTCAGCGCAGAGTATCAACAAGCCATTGATGATTACCGCTCACCTTGCGACACCATCACGATAACCAAGTATGTGGAAGTGAAAAAGATTGAATATTAACCCCGTCACCGACAAGATGAAAAGAACAGACCTGACAAGAGCGATACACAACTCAGACCCCAAAACACTCCGTGCAGCATACAACGCAGTATGCGAGGCATACGCTCAACGGTTTCTTGCAATGCTCGGATTTAAGAACCGGGATGAATCATATTGGATAAGCGATTTTCCCGGCGGAGTGTTGGCTGTAGGAATTGGCTATTATTTCGTCGGAATGGAAGAAATAGTGTTGGCTGTTGACAATGCCATGAGCGAAAATGAATTTGACGAATGGTATCAGCAATGGACTGACTTTGATGAAGAAGCCATGCTTTCGAAGCCAAACCGTGTCAACCTGCAATCGTGGCTTATGGGCGCAAGACCGGATAATGATAATACAAAATAGCGGAGCCGTCTTAAACGACCCCGCCACACAGATATGCGCGTCTGTCCCCAAAGGGCAGGCGCGTTTGTCGTTTATGACCGCTCCCTCACCAACGCCTCATGCAGCTTTGCCGGACTCAGACCGAAGTAGCGCACGAAGCGGTCAAGAGCCGCACGGCGGTTTTCGGGGATAAGGGCGTAGAGCGAGTTGAGCGGAGTTCCGCTCTCCAGTGCCTTGCGGACGGTCGAGCCTTTCATGCCGTTGGCTCGGCGGTTGCGTCTATTTGCGGATGCCATGTCACTCGGTTTTGGATTCCAGATTGATTGTTGGATTGTTCTTATGCATATCTGCAAACAGCTTGGTCAGTTTGTCAGTAGGGTCTTCAAGGCTTGGAGCTTCGGGCAGGTCGGCATCGCCTATTATGAAGTCCGCAATCCTGTTGCTTACTTCAATAACATCACTTTCGGTAATGCCTTTCACCATTACCGCGAGTCTTGCCGCTTCCAAGCGGACTTCAAGTTTTGATTTCAGATTTCCGTACATAAATATGATTTTTATTGTTAATGTTTTCTGCAATGCTCGCAGAGGAACTTGCTTGCCACAGGGTGCATCTTTTCAGCAGCCTCTCCGGCTATATAGCAAGCATCCTCGCCCTTTTGATTGTAGCCGAGTGCGGATGCTATATGCGAAGCGAGGTGGTGAAGCTCATGCACAAAGCTATTAAGGAACTGAGCCGGAGAGGACGCACAGCTTATCACCAACACGCTCTCACCGTTGCCCGAATAGCACAGCCCCGTATTGAGGCTGTCCGAGCATAGGTTGTCATAGGCGGTTTGCAGGTTATCACCCTCGCAGCCCACCTCGATGAGCCGCTGCATGATTTCCTCCACCTCATAGTGCGTCACGGCGAAGTAACAAGTCACCCGCCAGCCGTGCGCACGTTCAAGGTAGATGTTTTGGCGTATCATAACCAATCATCCCAATCTGCCCCGATACCCTTTGCATCAAGGTCAACGAGGTAATGACGGAAAGCATTACCCCCTTTCATATCGGGGTCATTTATCATGTCGGCGACATATTGGCACAATCCTTTTTCATCAACGATGCTTGACTTGTATAGGTCTGCCTTTGCTTGATGGAAGTAATAACAGAAATCGTAGCCGACATTATCCTCAATCTTAATGCCGTACTTCTGTAAAAGTTCCTCTATCTGCTCTTTTGGAACATACTCGATGCGTTCCATCTTATTTGTCGCAGGATTAAGACGGCGCATGCCCTTTACTGCGGCTTCAAGCGACCTTTTACAGAAATGGAAACCATACGAGCGCAGATATGCGCGCATGGACTCAGGTAGTTTCAGTTCGTAGCTATCTAATGGTGTTGCCATATTATTGTCTGACTTGAAGTTAAGGGAGTGAATATCGCAAATTGTTATATTTTGTGATAAATTGCGATACCCACTCCCACGGTTAATTATCGGCGCACGTAACGCCCGGTAGTTGCAGAGCGGCCTCTGCGCTCACCCATATAGGGAGGCCATTCTTCCCAACGTTCGCGGGGATAACGCTCACCCATGCGGTCATAGTCCTCGGGGCGCATATCCTCGTCACGCATGCCGTAGCGTCCGTAGCCACGTTCGCCCATACGGTCGTAGCCATCATCGTCGTGACGGTAGCCCATGTGACCGCCTGCGTGACGGCTGCCCTCGCGCATATCTTCAATACACTCCATAGCCATACCGCCATAGTGGAGCATCTTACCCACGGTGTCCGCGAGGTGCTCGACTTTCGATTCTGTGATTTCTATAATGTGCATAGCTTACTTGTTTTTACCAGATTTGTTTGAGTCACCGTCGAGTTTAGACAATACCTGTGCAAGCATACTTTTCAGCTCCGCATTGTCGGAAGCCATTGTCGCCATCTGTCCTTTCAGATTGGCGATTTCCTGCTCCTGTCTCTGCTTCTCAGCGACTTCAGGGTTGAGCTGCATAAGAATCTCGTCATACTTAACAATCTTCTGACGCTCCTCCTCCACACGGTTGATAATGCCGACCGATTCATTTCTGAGGGTGCTTATCTCGGCGTTCATAGCGTCGCGGCTGACAGTCACGAACACTGTGCCGCCACTTACGAAATTCGCACTCTCCTTGTTTGCCGGGAGTTGCTGGAACTGACGCTGCGCACCGCCGACGTTGGCGAAAATATCCACCACCTGCTCCTGTTGCTGTCCGTACTGAACACCCATTGCCGGGTATTTGTAGACGGGCTGTGTCACCTGCGTGATGGTGCCTATTTCGATGCGCGGCACCGCTTCCTTATAAAGGATATAGATTGTCTGATTTACTCTTGATGATGAAAACATATCTGTGCTGTTAATGATTAAAATGTGAGGGGAATTTCACCCCTCACGGTTTTTCACTCGGTTGCCGCTGCCGCTGCTACTGCCGGAAAGAAGTTCACGACTTGGAAAGTGCCCTCGCACTTGTCGAAGCGTACAAGAAGCCAATTGCCATTAACCACATTGTTGGAGGTCATCGGATTGCCGACACCATCGACAAGTGGTGTTCCGGTCGAGCCTGCGGGAGGATTCGCCGAAGTCTGAATAGACACGGTGAAAGCCGCCGACCCTGCGCCCGCAGAGGGTATCTGCGAGATACGGAGCAACATTAACCCATCATTGCATAGCTGTTTGAAACGCCACGGACAAACGGTATAGGTGACGATTGACCCGGTGGTCGTAACCGCGATGGTGCGCAGCTCAGGAATGCCGTTGCGGTTGACCCTTTTGATGGGGTACTGACGCGAAAGCATCTGATTCGTCCACTGCGATTTTGGTAGATACCAAGGATTCATAGCTTTTTGAGTTTAAGGGTTAATGATTAGCAACCGCCACAGCCGTTGTTGCAGCCACCGCCATAGGGGTAGCCATACGGATAGCCGTCATTCAGACCACCCTGACAACCGAACGGGTTGCAGGTCAGATATGCCGGTACGGGGCAGGGACGGATTTGGTTGACGATGTTCTGCGTCTGTGTCTGCTGAGAAGCAGAGAGCTGGTAAGCCTGTACTTGGTCGCGGAGGTCGCGGTTTTCACGAGCCATCTGGTCCATTCGGTCTTTGCAGAATTGGTCGCCGATGTACTGTTTGAGCGAGGCTATCTCGTTTTTGAGCTGGCAGGTCTGGTCTGCGAAAGCATAGTTGGTAGAAGCGAAGCCGCGCTCAACAGAGCTGTTCACGAAGTTGATTGCACCTTGCAGGGTGTTGGTCTGATTGACCGTAGCAAGCTGGCTCTGATAGCCCTGTTCGGTGATGGCACCCTTGATAGAGCAGCAGCAATCGCAGAGCTGAGTGAGGATGCTGTTATTGCCCTGCATGATGGCGGTAAGCACCTGATTGGTGTTCTGACCCATCTGATTGCCGAGCTGACAGATGCTCTGCGAAACGTTGGCGATTGCACCCTGGAGCGCGTTCACATCGCAATGCACGGTAGAGGCGAGCTGCGAGATAGCCTGTCCGTTGCCCTGAATTGCCGACATGAGCAGTTCGCGTCCGGCATCGTTGTTGACGAGGTTGCCGAGGTCTGCGAGTCCCTGAGCAGAGCCACGACCGCCGAAACCGCCACCGAAGCCGTTTCCGAAACCACCCCAGCCGAATATGAGCAGTATAATTATCCACCATGCCGAGCCGTCACCCCAGCCACCGTTTCCACGGTTGTTGTTCATCATGGCCGCTACCATGTTCGGATCGAGGCCACGGTTCTGACAGAGCGAGGCGATAAGCGAAGCCATGCCACCGCCACCCATGCTGGAATCACCGAGCGAAAAAATTTTGGTATCTGACATTTTGAAATAGATTTTACATTGCGGAGCAACATCGCCCCGTGATGCAAAATTATCTCGCAACGCACTGACGTGAAAGTAGTTATTTCATAGTTATTTCGGAGTTATTGCCGAGTTGTTTCGCGATTTTTGCATGGATATTTCGCAGTGACTTATTAGCCTGTAAGCGAGCGTCAAAGGTGGTTATGATATAGTGGATGCTCCGTGGGGATAGACCGAATATGGCGGCTATGCGAGAGGGATAGATGTCCTTGCCGTGAAGAAGCCGGATAGCGAGATGCCGTGCGTCGACCGCCTCGGCTGTGCGGGATTTGGAAAGGATAAGTTCACGGGAGACTTCAAGCTCGTCAGCTACGAGGTCAATCACGGATGATGCGTATTCTAAGATTCGTGGCATTATTCGGGAAGCTTAACGGTTGGGAATGAACAGAGCGCGACACTCTGCGTTATAGGTTTATACGATAGGAATTATTCCACCATATAGTCCTTGTAACGCAGAGTGTCATGCTCAACCGAAAAATCCCGCCAAGGCTTCGGTTCCAAGTGTTTATGAGGGCTATATTTTTACGTCAGAGTCCCGCCCTCCACTCCAAGACGTTTCTGAACGAGGGTTATAAGCGTGCGCTTTAGCTCCTCCTCGCCCCCCACAAGGTCAATCAGTTCCTGCACTGCTTCGGGGACTTTCGCCACATTGTCCTTGCGCCGTCGGCTGTGTTCCCACATCGAGCGTCCCTCGGCGATACATATCATCGCCGCGAATAAGATTGACATATAGGGCAGATTGTACCATGGAAACAGCGAGAAAATAACGCCCACCACTCCCACGAGTATCTGAAAGAACCAATACACCGCCATTTTCTCGAACGTCTTGCGCAGACGGTGCGAGCGCAGTTTCTCTCCTGTCTTTTTTGCGGTGTATATGCCACTCGCCGTATCGGCTATAGAGAAAAGCCCCGTCACAAAAATACAGAACGCCACTATCGTCAGCTGCCACACCAGGTGGTGGAGCGAGTAGTCGCCCATGCCTACTTTGATGATTTCTAAATAATTTTCCATTGCTTTAATTTATTTTCCGATTTTGATAAGCCATATTACTGCAATGCAGACTACGGCTATGATTACCCCGATAGCGTAGCCGCCCACGTCTTGTTTGGTCTGTTCCCACGCGTTGAGGCGGCGTTCCACGGGATAAGGGACGGGGATAGAGTCGGCTTTTACAGACGCGAGTTGAAGCCGGAGCGCCTTGATTGTGCTGTCCTGTTGCTCAATCTTGTGTTCAAGCTCCTTTTCACGGTGGGATGCTACATATACTATACGCTCCTTGTCATGCCTTGCGGTGTCGCCGTTCTCTTTGAGCACCACAGTCTCCTTCGTGCGGTCTATTAGAGAGTCGGATGAAGTCTCTCTGAGCCGTTGGGACTCAAAGAAACTTCGTATCCGCTCATACAGTCCCGTGGTGTCGGCTTCAATATACTCCGTCCTGACCGTCTCCACCGGCTCATACACCGTGCGGGTGCATCCGCATAGCACAGCCGCCAGCATCGCGGCAAACAATAAGCACCGCGTCATGACGGGTTTCGTTTAGTCCTTTCGGGGTTGTAGCTTATGTGCAGCCATCTGAAATCATACTTCTTGCCGATAAGCTCAAAGTATGGCAGGTTCAAGTCCTCCACGAGCTGGTAGAGGCGGCGGTTGTCAACGCTGTTGCCCGTCGTTATGTCGGCCGCATGGCCGGTGAGGTGCATCGACGTGGGGACGCCACCCACGGCCTTGTTAAGGGCCGCACAGCGGTAGCCACTGTTTACAATGATAGGGCCGCCCCACGCCTCCCGCAGCGGGTCAAGCACCGTGTCGACCAGCGCGGCCACGTTTTTGCGCGCAGCCTCCGGCATGGTGTTGTCTATTGCGAGCTGATAGGCCTTTTCGGACCGCTCAAACTCCTGAAATGTAAAGTATCTCATCGTTTAATGATTGGTTTATACAAAGATTACTCCTCGTCATCCTCGGGCACATCCTCCAGAGCCGCCTCAATCTCCGGCCGCTTTATCAGTCGCCAGAAGTTAAAGCGCTTGCGCACGCCCTTATACTCAAAATAGTTGTTGATGCAGGATGACAGCTCGATGGCGTAGACAATAAACAGTACGGCCATTGACACCACCGGAGCGCCGAGAGTATGGGCAAACGTGCGGCTCAGCACCTCGGCCACTGTCACCCAGCATAAGTAATCTATCATCTTGTTGATGGTGCGGCGCCACATGCGGCTGGTGCGTATCACCTCCCCGCGCTTGCGTGCGGCCTTGATGCCGAAACGCAGGTCGCAGAGGCAGAGCACCAGTCCCAGCAGCAGCCACGGCGCCAGATGGGCGTAAAACTCAGCCACTATGGCTAAGACCGCCGTCAGCAGAGCGCGTATAGGCTCATGTGTGTAATCCACGGTCATAGCCTCACACCGTCAGATTAAACGCCACTACTTCGAGCCACACCAGCGCTGGTACCTCTCCGGCCTCCTGCTCTCCTTTATCATTCTTCGCAGGCCACAGCCCGGAGCGGATGTTGCCAGCCTCGGCAGCCGTGCCGCAAAGCTCCTCAAAGGCCTCCGGACTAAGGCGGCGGTCGGCGATACCGGCAGCCTCGGCCGCCTTGGCCTCGATGGCGTCCTTAACAGCGGCGTCAA